TCGCAAAGAAAAAGATCTCGCTAGTTTGAAATAAAACCAACGACGTCCGTTATTTTTATTGAGCGTGGTTGGGTTGGATTTTTTGGGTAGTTAAGAGGTACGTTGGAGAGGGGCAAGGTCAGTCATACGACCAGTTCGTTTCGAACGGGCAGTTGCCGGTACGGTAGGCGGCGAGAGATGACGGGCTTGGCGACACAACCCTTGGAAGAAGAGCTGCAGACGCTGCAGCGAGATGTGCAGCGAATGCTGGGCCGTTGCCTCCTGCGCCTGCAGCAGTACGAGAAATTGATGAAGGCCATCGTGGCCCACCACGAAATCTCAGCATCTGGATCACCCCTGGAATCGAATCAGGCGGAGCGCATCGCGGATGCCGCCAGCAAAACGCTGGGCACTTTGGTCGGCACGCTCCTCGGGGCGTATGTCACCACCGATGAGGTGGAAGATGCTTCCGAGCCCGATGCGCCCGACGACATCATCTCGTTCAAGGTAAAGATGAGCCTGCACATGTCGGTCGACGATTACGACAGAACGCAGAACGACTTGAAGGAATTGGTGCTGCTACGGAACAACTTGGTGCACCATTTCATCGACCAGCACGACCTCTGGAGTCTGGATGGATGCCGTGATGCGCATGATTCCCTGGTGTCAGCCTACAGTCGTATCGATCAACATTTCGAGCAACTGCGAGGCTGGGCCGAGCACATGGATCAAGCCCGGCGCTTGGCGGCGGAATTTGCCCAGTCTGATGCCTTCCGCGATCTGGTGATCAATGGCATTGCGCCGGATGGCTCAGTGGACTGGCCGGCAGCCGGGATTGTTCGTGTGCTGCGGGAGGCGGATGCCGAGTTGGCTATCGAGGGATGGACACCCGTCGCCTCGGCTGGACGGTGGATTGCCGAGAGATATCCCGATCAACTTCCGGCCAAGTATGGGTGCAGCAGCTGGCGGCAGGTCGTGCACGAATCCCGTCTGTTCGAGCTTCGGTATCGTGAGGTGAATGGCCAGCGCGCGGCTTGGTACCGGGCTAAACAGACATAGCGCCAAACCCGCGCACTGCCGCCAAAACGCGTTACGCGAAGTGCCTTCGGTTCCTACCATGAGCAGCGTTTTCCATCGGAACGCTTGCCATGACAGAACTCGAACCCATCTTCATTTCCCCGCCGCCTGACCGTCCCCGGCACGCGCATCAAGAAATCGCCGACCTGCTGGCCGCTGCGCTACTGCGGCTGCGTGCGCGTCCGGTGCGCAACGCCATCGAAAACAGCGAGTGCGTTCGCCTTGGCTTTCCCGGCCAACAGCGCGTGAATGCGAACCCCGATCACTACAACGGAGTTCGCCCATGACGGCACACGCACCTTCCACTTCCTCGATCGCTGCCCGCGTCGCCGCACTTCCCCATCTCTCGATGGGCGATCTATGGGCGCTGTGGGACGAGCATTTCGACGAGCGGCCCGCCCATCATCATCGCGGCTGGCTGGAGAGTCGACTGGCTTACCGGATTCAGGAACGCGCCTTCGGCGGCCTGAAACCCTCACTGCGCAAGAAGCTCGAGGAGGTTGGCGAAACCGGCATCCTGCCGAAGCAACTGCGCGGCGACAGTCAGTGCCTCCTGCCCGGCACCATCCTCACCCGCATCTACGACGACGTCGAGCATCGCGTGCTGGTGCGCGGCTCGAACGACTTCGAGTACCAGGGGCAACGCTTCAAGAGCCTGTCTGCGATTGCTGGCCACATCACAGGCAGCCACTGGTCGGGCCCGGTGTTCTTCGGCCTGAAGACGCCCGCTTCGAAGAAGGTGACGGTATGAGGTCGCCGCGCGCCAATCCGCTGCCGACGGTTACGCCGAAGAAGCGTTGCGCCGTCTACACCCGCAAGTCCACCGACGAGGGGCTGGATCAGGAGTACAACAGCCTCGAAGCCCAGCGCGACGCGGGCCTCGCCTTCATCGCGAGCCAACGGCACGAGGGCTGGATCGCCCTCGCCGATGGCTACGACGATGGCGGTTACTCTGGCGGCAACATGGATCGACCCGGGTTGCGCCGCCTGATGGTGGACATCGAGGCCGGGAAGGTCGACACCGTGGTGGTCTACAAGATTGACCGCCTCACGCGCAGCCTGCCGGATTTCGCCAAGCTGGTCGAGGTGTTCGACCGCAACGGCGTGTCCTTCGTCTCGGTCACGCAGCAATTCAACACCACGACTTCGATGGGGCGACTGACGCTCAACATCCTGCTGTCTTTCGCGCAGTTCGAGCGTGAAGTGACCGGCGAGCGCATCCGCGACAAGATCGCCGCCAGCAAGGCCAAGGGCATGTGGATGGGCGGCGTTCCGCCCTTGGGCTACGACGTGGTCGAGCGCAAGCTCATCGTCAACGAACGTGAAGCGGTACTGGTGCGCGACATCTTCCGGCGCTATGCCGAGCATGGCTCGGCGGCGCGGTTGGTGCGAGAACTGGACGTCGAAGGCCACACCACCAAGGCCTGGCTGACGCAGACCGGAAAGCAGCGACCGGGGCGCACCATCGACCAGCAGTATCTCTTCACGTTACTGCGCAACCGCATCTATCTGGGCGAGATCTCCCACAACGGCCAGTGGTATGCAGGCCAGCACGAAGCCATCGTCACCTCAGCCTTGTGGGACGGGGTGCATGCTTTCATCGAACGGCGCAAACAAGCCCCGCGCGAGCACGCCGCCAAGCATCCGGCGCTGCTGGCCGGTCTGCTGTTCGCGCCCGACGGGCAGCGCATGCTGCACTCCTTCGTCAAGAAGAAGAACGGACGACAGTACCGCTACTACGTTCCTTACCTGCACAAGCGGCGAAACGCGGGCGCGAGCCTGTCTCCCGGCACGCCGGACGTGGGTCATTTGCCCGCCGCCGAACTCGAGAACGCGGTGCTGGCACAAATCCACGCGGCGCTGTCGACCCCTCAAGTACTGATCGCCGTCTGGCGGGCCTGCCTGCAGCATCCCGCAGGTAGCACGCTCGACGAAGCGCAGGTGGTGGTGGCGATGCAGCGCATCGCCGACGTGTGGGCGCAGTTGTTTCCTGGCGAACAGCAACGCATCACGCGGCTGCTGATCGAGCGGGTGCAACTGCACGAGCACGGACTGGACATCGTCTGGCGCGAGAACGGCTGGATTGGCTTCGGTGCCGACATCGGCGTGCATCCGCTGGTGGAGGAATCCCGCGAACAGGCCGAAGAGGCACTGGCATGAGCACCACGACGAACCTGCGCAAGCATACCGTCCACATCGAGATAGGGGCCGATGCCCGCAGCTACGTCACCGGCGGGCAGCGGGTCACCTTGGTGCCCTTGACGATCAAGCGCCGACAGAACCGAAAACTGCTGATTCCACCCGCGCCTGGAGCCACATCCGTGGCGGGCGGCTTCGACGTGCCGATGATCAAGACGCTTGGCAAGGCGTTCTACTGGAAACGGCTGATCGACGAAGGCGTTTATTCGACGGCCAGCCATCTGGCCCACGCGCTGAAGTTGGAGGCGGGCTGGGTGGCCGAGGTGCTGCGCATGACCATGCTGGCTCCGGACATCGTCGAGGCGATTTTCGAGGGGCGACAGCCCCGGCATCTGAATTTGCACACGCTGCGTGGCCGCCAAGACCTGCTGCCGCGTGACTGGGCCGAGCAACGCCGACTGTTGGACCTCCCCGACGCCTGAAGCCATCTTCACGATCCCCACCGATGACGGCGAGCCTTGTGCTCGCCGTCGGCGTTTTGGGGCAGCACGTGGATTGGCGAACCCGAAGTTTCCATTCGGTTCGCCATTGCGTCCCTTAAAGGTTCGCCACCCGAAGTTTGGAATGACACCTGTTCCGCAACAACGTCACAGGAGCATTCCATGCAGACACCAGCCAGCACCATCCCCCGGTCGCCGCATCAGGCGATCAACAGCCTCTCGCCCGGCGACCGCCGGGTGCTCAACGAAAACGAACTCGCGCAGCGTTGGGGCGTCAGCCCTAAGACCTTGCAACGCTGGCGCAGCGAAGGGCGCGGCCCGCGCTACCTGAAGCTGTCCAAGCGCGTGAGCTACCCCGTCGACGCGGTCATCGAGTTCGAGCGCGAGGCGCTGCACGACTCGACGTCCGAGCGCGCGGCCGTTTGAGGAGAGACGCGATGAACGACATCACCGTCTTTCCCGCCGACATCGCCGAGATGTCCGTCAGCCAACTGGCCGCGCTGTCGCCCGAGGTCAAGCGCGAGGTCGACAAAAACCTCGATGCGGCCATCGACTGGCTCAAGAAGGCACGCACCAAGTTCGACGCCGCGCTGGATCAGTGCTACGGCGATCAGGCCCGCGCCGCCCTGCGTGAATCCGGCCGCGACTTCGGCACCGCCCACATCAGCGATGGCCCGCTGCACCTCAAGTTCGAGCTGCCCAAGAAGGTCAGCTGGGATCAGAAGCAACTGGCCGAAATCGCCGAGCGCATCGTGGCTTCGGGCGAGAAGGTCGAGGGCTACCTCGACCTCAAGTTGTCCGTCTCCGAATCCCGCTTCACGAATTGGCCCCCGGCCCTGCAACAGCAGTTCGCCGCCGCCCGCACCGTGGATTCCGGCAAGCCGTCTTTCACCCTTTCCCTCGATTCGGAGTAATCACCATGAGCACCAATCTCATCGCTTCACTGCGTAAGCAACTGCCGTCCATCTACGGCGAACACCTTCCCGACGAAATCCGGTATCGCCGCGCCGACGGCCAGGACGTCGTCGTCCCGCTCGATGCCGCTACGGTGGACGAACTGGCCTTTGCCATCCAGACGGCCAACGCGGAATCGCTGGCGCTCGGTCGCCGCCGCACCGCGCTGGAAGAGCTCCACACCGAGGTGCGCAAGCGCGCCGCGCGTGGGGCCGACCGCGTCGCCGACGTGTCGTGGGAGGGCTGATCATGAGCGCGATCATTCCCTTCCAGTTCGAAGCGCACGCCGTGCGCGTCCAGGTCGATGGTGCTGGCCTGCCGTGGTTCAACGCCAGCGATGTTTGCGATTCCTTGGAGATGGGCAATCCATCTCAGGCGATCAAGTCGCACGTCGATGCCGATGATCTCCAGAAGTTGGAGGTCATCGATAACCTCGGACGCACCCAGCGCGCCAACCACGTCAACGAATCAGGCCTCTACGCCCTGATTCTCGGTAGCACCAAGGACGCTGCCAAGCGATTCAAGCGCTGGGTGACCAGCGAGGTGCTGCCTGCGATCCGCAAGACCGGCAGCTATACCGTTCCCGGTGCGCTGGCGGCTTTGCCCGCACCGACCCACGACCGTGTATCTGCGATTCTGCTGATCGGCGAGGCCGTGGCGAAGGTGCCTGGCGTGAAGCCGGGCATCGCGGCGGCGGCGACGCTGACCTGTATTCAGGAGAACACGGGCATCACCACCGAGGTGCTGCGCCGCGCACTGCCGTCGGCCAACGAACCGATCTGCGCCTTGAACGCCACCCAGCTTGGCAAGCTGCTGAACCGCTCGGCCAAGGCCACCAACCAGTCGCTGGCATCGCACGGCTTCCAGTTCCGAAACGACCGCGACGAATGGGAACTGACCGAGGCCGGTGAAGCCTGGGCCGAGGCCATGCCGTACTCGCGCAACGGCCATAGCGGCTATCAGATCCTCTGGAACCCTGCCGTCGCCGAGCAGTTGAAGGAGGCCGCGTGATGAGCCTTCCCATCATCTCCGCGCAGCAGCGCATGGCCGAGCGCAAGGGTGTGAAGCTGCTGATGCTGGGCAAGTCCGGCATCGGCAAGACCACCCGGCTCAAAGACCTCGACCCAGCCACCACGCTGTTCCTCGACATCGAGGCAGGCGACTTGGCGGTGGCCGATTGGCCGGGCGACACCATCCGTCCGGCGTCGCGGTAGTTGCGCCAGTAGCCCTGATTGCGTTGTGACCACGCCTGCTGGGCGGCGCGCTGGTTGATTCGGTAGTCGGGATCGGACTGGAGCTTGGCCCGTTGCCACTGACGCTTGCGGGCGCGCTGGCAGTCAGGCGCTGAACAGTAGGCCTGGTCGGGAACTTGTGGGCGGGGTTCGAAGGGCTTGCCGCAGCAGGCGCAGTGTCGGGTCATCGTCGGGGTCTCCATGCAAAGTCCGCATGGAAGCCGCGACCGACCGTGGCGATGGGCGCGTGCTCGTTGCGCCTATGGGGCAGCCATCATCGAGCAGCCCGGTGCAACGCTGGTTCCAAGGCCGCCCGCAGTCGAACCACGATGGCAGCCAGGGGTTCGGGGGCGAGTTCGTTCTTCTTGAGGAATGCCTGCCACAGCGCCTGCCGAGACGTGTCGTGCGCGAACTCGTCGGTCATGCCGATCGGCAGAGCAGCGGGCACGGCCATACCGCGTCGCTCGAAAGTGGCCTTCACCGCTTGCGCCAGCAGATTGATGTCCAGGGATTCGCGCTCCAGTAGCACCGACAGGTCGAGGTAATCCTTCATCCGACTGTTGGTCATGCCCAGAAGCGCGATGGCGTGGAGCTTTTCCGCGATGACGGTGTAGACGGGGTAGGTGCGCAGGCGAGGCGCAGGCAGATCTTCCAGCAACACCGGATAGACCGAGTCCACCGGAGCCGGTGTGACCGCATCACCGAAGCCAACGTCGATTTGCGTCTTGCACCGCGCCTTGGCCAGCTCGCCACCGATGAGGATGCGAGCCCCGGCGTATCCGGCGTCCTTGCGAATTTCTTCGACGACGACCGAGGCCGGGTCGAACACGATGCCGTCGTCCACCGCGACGCTGGCGATGTCGCGGAAGGTCTGGGCCACGGATTCCAGATCGCTCGCGCCGAAGCCCAGCAGGTCGGCGTCGCGCGTGGCCCGGTGCGGCATGTCATACCAGAGCGTGAACAGCAGCGCGCCCTTGAGCAGGAAACGATCCGCGTGCTCGGACTGGCTCAGGCGGTAGAGGATGCGCTCCAGCGCGAAACGCACCAGCACCTGATTGAAGTCCACGCCCTGCGCCTTGGCGACGTTGAGCAGGCGGGCGCGCACGGAAGCCGCGACGTTGCTCATTCGACGGCCTCCAGATAGGGGCGCATCACGTTGGCCACGCGGCAGATCTTCGCGTAGCGCCACAGGTCGTCCGCCGTGGCCTTGCGTTTGGCGCGAACATCCTTCAGCGCCTCCAGCGCCACGTCCAGGCCGATCTTGTTGCGGTGCTTGAAGCAGTCCACGACCGTCTTGGCTGCGCCGTACACCCGCAACTTCACGCCGTCGCGCAGGTGCTCCTCGACGCCCGCCGTGTAAACGTCGCCAGTCATCTGAACCATCTTGACCGGCGGATAGTCGATCCGGGGCACGTGGCTGCCGCGCGGCATGGCGATCCAGATCTGGCGCGGCAGTTGCGTGGTCAGCTCGTGGAATTGCAGCGCGGTCAGCAGGCAGAACACGGCCTGCGGCACCTTGGTGGCGACAGTCGCGAGACTCTCGAATTCCGATGCCTGCGCGTCTGGCAGGCGGTACAGCCCGCGCCCGACCCGTTCCAGAACGCCAGCGGCGGTCAGGCGCGTGAGAACGACCCGGGGCGCATCGATG